TTCTAATGGATTCTGTAAAGAAAATGTTGTTCCTAAATTAAAACCTACAATGCTCCCGGTATTTCCTTAAATATAGTAGATGGCTCGTCGTTCTAAAATACCATTCCCTTTTATTGTAATATTAGTAACTATTCTTGCTTTCTTTGCATATACCTTTTATAAAAGATATGAAGGATTCCGAGATGTTGATTGTCAAGGTGTTTCATGCCCCGAAGGCCAATTCTGCCAATCTAACAAATGCCATCCTATCTATCCTCCATCCACTAATTCTGTTTAGAAGATGCAGATGCAGATGCAGCCATCTTGCGTTGGAGAGCTAAATCACCTACACCTTCAAATAATGAATCATTAGAAGAAGGACCAGATCTATTTTCAATATTCTGGTCCTTGTTGCGATTTCTTAGTTCACGATAAAATTCTTCACGAGAATCTTCATTCTCTCTATATTTCTGCATAAGAGTATTAAGTTGTTCTTCTTGATATACTTGGTCCTTAATCTCAGTTGCTTCAGGATCCCAAGGAACCCATCCTCCAACTTTTAGAGAATAAATATGGAAATGAGGATCTTTCTTTGTTAACTTCTTCGCATAGAATGTCGCTTCTTCTTGTGAAGCATAAGTTCCCCGAAACTTAACACCACGGATTGTTGTTTGAAATTCATTTTGAATATAATATTCATTTTCTAAACGTGATTTATTACTATACATAAATGTATCGTATTTATCTTTCATTTTATCATAATTTAACTCCGTTAAATTGTTTTTGGTAAATTCTTGAAGAGTATTTAATGTTTCATCAACACGAACTTTTGCGTTCCGGCAAGTTTGAGCTACTCCACTTAAATCAAGCTTTTCAAACTCTACAGCATTCTTTTCAAGAGATTGATTTATAGTATTTACGGTATTCGCTAAAAATTGCTCTAAAACTTTTGTCTTAAACTCTACTTCAAACTGGTTTACGAATTGCTGGAAAAAGAAAACATCCTTCTTTTTTAATACATCTTCAGGCGAAATGAAACTTACTAAACAATATTCTTGTCCCGGAATTGGGTCATCTGCTTTTAAAGTTACTTCAACTCTTTCTGTCATATACTTTTTAAAGAAATAAAACCTTTAAGCAATATAGAAATGAATTCTGCCACTGAAGTTGTCAATCGCGTAATCAAATATTTAGTTGAGGGTTTAGCCATTGCCGCTGTTGCTATTTTCATCCCCAAGAAATCTTTAGATTTACATGACGTTGTTGCTCTTGGTGTTACAGCTGCGGTTGTCTTTGCAGTTCTAGATTTAGTATCACCATCTATTGCTTTCACTGCTAGACAAGGTGCTGGCTTCGGTATAGGTGCTAACTTAGTTGGATTCCCTGGTGCTAAGTATTAATAAAGTCATATAATAGATGAAAAAAAAGAATAATTTAATTTATATTATATTATTAATTATAATAATTATTGCTATAGCATATTATAAATCAGAAGGATTTGGAGCTACTTCTCCAGGTACTTTAGTTCAATTGGCATCATCTCATGTTCCGACACAAGAAGATTTAGATTATTATACTAAAACATATCCAAAAGTTGTGAGAAAAGAAATATGGGATATGACAGGCTCGGATCCTGGTAATGTCGCATTATATCCTTTTCAATAAATAGGGTCATGAAAAAGAATAATAAAATAATATTATTTATTATTTTATTAATTATTATTTTATTATATTTTTTATTCCAAAGAAAAATACTACATGAATCATTTGATGATGTAAAAAATATAAAATTAATTATGAATGAACATCATTCTGGGTTTTTTTGTAATTTTAATAGATTGATACACTATTTAGTATTATATCCAAATGTTAAAGAAATAGAATTTAATATATTGGCACGAATAAATAAACATAAACCATTTATTGGCGATGGTGTTGAACTATTTTCACAATTATTTGAACATTATAAAGAAGAAAATAGTGAAATCAATGAAATATTAGATATAGATGGTAATGATTTTAAAGATATGCCAACAGATAAAGGAGCATATAAATATTATAATGAAAATAGATATAAATTAAATCCTTATACAAAAGTATTTAAGAAATATATTAAATTAAAACCGGATTTACAAGAAATGCTTAATATTCATATTAATATTCTTAGAAGTGACTGTGATCAAGTAATTGGAATACTTGTAAGATCTAATAGTTTAGCAAAAGAACAGCCAACTGATAAAATGCCCACGAGAGATGATTATTTAAATGCTATTCATAAAATTAATAAAAGTAAAAAAACAAAATATTATTTAAAAGTTGATAATGATGAAGATTTAGAATTTTATAAATCAAAATTACAACCAAATTATTATTTAGATATAACACGATCTAAAGATAATAAAGGTGATGCCCCTCATACAAATGATTCGAAATTTTTACCATTAAAAGATTTACAAGATACATATTTAGATGTTGCTATTCTATCAAATTGTGAATATTTAGTTCACTGTGTATCAAATATGTCAACTGCGTCATTATATATGAATAAAAAACAAAAATCAATATGTGTTTCTAAATCTAATTTTTATTATAAGGAACGTATATATTGCCATTTTAACTCATAACATATTAATTCCCATATCTTATCTTGAGCATATAATTTATCACGATTCTTCAATAAAGGAAAACAAGGTAAATATTCATCTAATTCTAGCAACTCACAGAATTTATATAAAACATAAGAATATGATAAGAAATTATTTCTATCTGTGGGACAATGTTTTTGGAAAGAAGGTTGTATTTCTTTAAACATATAACGTAACTTCTCTTCAACTTCACGATTCATAATTGGAGCATTTTGACCATTTAATCTATTAATTATATGAGGAACATGTTCATAATATTTATTGAGTTTTAACTTTTTAAGAATTTCTCGAATCTTTGTTTGTTTAATTCCTTGAACATCAATAATTCTTTCTTTTTTTAATTCCACAAGAATTTGGTCAAAAACTTCTTGTGGAATTTCTGTAGATTCTTTTGCTTGGAATTGCGCCAACCATTCATTAAAATGATTTATACGTTTATACGCATAATAAGAAACTTCTCGTGGAGGGTCTTTATAAGATGGTTTATCAGAATCTATTAAAACAAATTCTTGAAATCCGCATTCCATACATGTGAATACTGCTTCATTTGTTGAAAAAACCATTTCTTTTTCACATTGAGGACAATCACCATAACAATCGTCAGACATATTAGTTGAAGATTTAACACTATCTGGATGAACCTTTTTTAAATATTGTTCTAGTAACTTATCACGAGATAAAGTATTTTTTATAGGAACTTCATCTTGTTTTTTGAGATCTTTATCAGTTGCCATTTCAAGAATATCAAAAATAGCTCCTACTTTCTTTTTATTACTTGTTACTAATGTACCTTCTTGTATTTTTTCTTGAATATCATAATAATTGTATAATATATCTCCAGTATCTAAATAATAATCTAAAAATTCATTTTTTTCTTTTCTAGATTCTATTTCATTTGTTAAAAATTTTAAACGATGTTCTAATTGATCATATTCAATTTCATTTTCTATTTTATTAATTTTATATTCAATTACATTTTTTTCTTTTATTAATAAATCTAATTCTTTTTCATTATTATTCATTTGTTGTATTTGTAAATTATGTAAAGTATCTAATGTAGTCCGTATCTCTAAGCCATTTTTTTTACTACCTTTATTACTCATGTAGTAATACTTTAATTTGTTTTTAAACTCCTCCCGGCAAAAAATAAATATGCGTTTTCAAAAAATTATTTTCTAAATCAAGGGTATAGAAAATGACAGGCGGTGGTTTAATGCAGCTCGTCGCTTATGGCGCTCAGGATGTTTACCTCACAGGTAACCCCCAGATTACTTTCTTCAAGCAGGTGTACCGTCGCCACACCAACTTCGCCATGGAGTCCATTGAGAACCCTTTCAACGGTTCCCCTGGCTTTGGCAAGCGTGTGACATGCACAATCCAGCGCAACGGTGATTTAATTCACCGCATCTACCTCCAGGCCACATTACCCAATGTGACTCTCCAGGCTGGTGATGGCTCTGGTGCCCAGTTCCGCTGGCTCAACTGGGTCGGCCACAACTTAGTCAAGTCCGTTGAGCTCGAGATTGGCGGCCAACGCATTGACAAGCACTATGGCATCTGGCTCCACATCTGGAATGAGCTCACACAAGAGGCGGGCAAACAGGGTGGCTATGCCAAGATGGTTGGCAACGTGCCCGTGCTCACAAACTTACTCATCCAGGGTGGCGAGAATTGCGATGATGACTGTGCCGGCGGTGAGCCCAACGCCCTCAACGAGGTTGTTGTATGCGCTCCTTCTTACACACTCTACATTCCTCTCCAGTTCTGGTTCTGCCGCAACCCTGGCCTTGCTCTCCCCTTAATCGCCCTCCAATACCACGAGGTCCGCATTAACTTAGAGTTCAATGATCTCCGCAATCTCTGCTGGGACATCTCTCCTCAGCTCGGCAATCTCCACACCATTCGTGACCGCGTCAACAATGCCAACTTACAAGCCGCGTCTCTCTATGTCGATTACATCTACCTCGACACAGATGAGCGCCGCAAGTTCGCCCAAGTGTCCCACGAG